ATTTTAGCATATTTTTTAATTTTTATATATATGTATTCTTATGTAATCTTTACAATGGTATGATATATTTACGGAATTTCAAATATTTATTATAGCATATCAACAATATACTAAAATAATTATATACAATATAATGAAATTTTATTTAATAAATAGAGGTAAATTTATTTATTTTCGTTCAATACATGGAGGTAAACCTATTATAGGCAAAGGAATTCAGGGTATAGTTTTAAAGCCTGATATTATGCACCATAATGACAATTATATTACTAAATTATTTATATTACGTGAAAACATTTCAATAGACCAATTTAGACAATTAGAAATGAATTTAAATACATATGACAGTTCAAACCAATACCATCTTCCAATGATTGATATTGGGATAATTAATGAAACGCATAATCTAACTGAATTACCATACGAAGATAGATATAGATCAAAATATACATATATTGCTACCTATGAATATGGTGGAATATCACTAACTAATTTAATTGAAAATCCTATATATGAGTCTATTATGACACCGAGTTTTTGTAAAAAAATACTTAAAGGATTTATAAATTTATTTAATGGTATAATTCATTTTTCATCTCAACATATTAATCATAATGACATACACTCATCTAATATTGTTTTTCTATTAGATAATCCTTCAAGGATGCGTTTTATTGATTTTAATCTCGATTCACGATTAAGTGATTTTAATATGAGGTATGTTCAAGATACAATTGATATATTACATGTTATGGAAGAAATTATTCGTAAATTTATGGATATATTTATTGAAAAAAATAATGAGAAGTTTTCTCATTATTTTGATACTATATTACCCATTATAGATAAGAGTGTGGAAACATTATTCCGTAACTATGATACCAACGATATACCCATAATAGTCCAACGATTAAAAGAAAAGTTTAATGAAATGAAACCAATAATTTCCGAATAATTAGAATTAGAATTTCTTTCGTTTATAAAATTTATAAAACAATCTCCACTATATTCGTAATTTGATGAGTGAATTGTCTTGTGATATTTAATATTTATCAATAATAATAAACATAGATAAATATATATATATATTAAAAATATACAAAAATTTAATATATAATAATGTCTAAAAAAGATTATATTTTATTAACGGGAGGTGCTGGATATATTGGATCATCTATTAGTTATTACTTATTACTTGATAATAAAAATGTTATTATTATAGATAATTTTTCTAATTGTCACGAAAATAATGTTCAATCATTGCCCAATAGAGAAAATCTAATTGTATTTAATATAGATTGTTGTGATTATATATCGATGGAAAATATATTTAAAACTCATTCAATATCTGTGATTATACACTTAGCTGGTTTAAAAGCTGTTTCAGAGAGTATTCAACTACCTATGAAATATTATGAAAATAATCTACTATCTAGTATTAATATTTTAAAACTGACAAGTCTATATTGTGTTAAGAAATTTATATTTAGTAGTAGTGCTACGGTATACGGTAATCAATTATCTCCATTAAGTGAAGAAACACCAACCGGAGTTGGTATTACAAATCCATATGGAATGACTAAATATATTATAGAATGTATGATTAAAGATTATGCGCAAGTCAATCTATCAATCGATTTTGTAATTTTACGTTATTTTAATCCTGTAGGAACTATTCAACGCGGATTAATTGTTGAAAATCCTAGAGATATTCCAAATAATTTAATGCCAGTTATTGTTCGTAATTATTTACAAAATACTAGAATAAAAATATTTGGAAATGACTATAATACATATGATGGAACACCTGCTCGTGATTATATACATATTGAAGATTTAGCAAAGGGTCATATTAAAGCTATTGAATATCATAATAATCATGACAATATTAGTATTTTTAATTTAGGAACTGGTAATTCATATACTGTTTTAGATGTAATTAAGAAGTTTGAACATGTTAATAATGTTAAATTAAATTATATTTTTTCGGACAGAAGACCAGGTGACCTAGAAAATGTATATTGTGATCCTAAAAAATCAAATGACGAATTAAATTGGAAAGCACAATGTGGACTAGATGAAATGTGTGATTTTCGCCATCTTAAAAATGATTGAAATAAAATAACCTGTTGATATATGGATAAAAATGATCATTATAAAACCAAATCATTACGACCTGCTAACAAAGGTGGTAAATTTAATAGAAAATCTAGACGACACAATAAATTATAATAATTTATTAACCGTTTAAGTGTAACGTATTTTTTTCTATAAATATTTTATTATTTTACAATTAAGTTTATAATAAAATATTCAGGTTTACACAAAAATACGAAGTAAGGGTTAAATTGTATTTAATGTTTTATTGATTTTTTGCCTATATTATTATTATTACGTTGAATAGATCTTCTAGGTTGTCTTTTTTTTGATTTATTTCTTTGAACTAATTGTTTACGGGATCGGAATTTTCCAATATTTGTTGTTCCGCCTCTAGCAGCTGCGCCGGCTGCTTCCGCGTCTTGTTTTGATTTATAATATTCTTCGTAAAGTTTATCAAATATTTCTTCCAAATCGGCTATTTTTGTAATTTTTTGTAATTGTTGTCTTACACGTTCCACCGGTCCTCCTCCAGTGATAAAATCAATATCCTCCCTCCGAGTTTTTTCATCTAACTCAAGTTTATCTATTGCTAATTGCATAATCGCTTCTTTAAAGTTCGAAACGTTATTTCCAAGCTTTCTTCTACTCATTTTATCTTTGTTTTTAGTGTCTTCTTTAGCCTTGTCTTCAGCATTATCTTCCTTTTGCCGAGCAGCATGTAATTTAGCAAGAGCGGCGCTCTTGACTTTCCCTTTTCTGTCCTCCACATCTTTTTTTATTTCTAATGCTTTATGTATGTTGTGTTGAACATTTTCCATAACTACGGTATTATGACGATAATAATTTCCTTGGGTTTTATTTGTATGAAATGGTTGGTAAATACAGTCTTTTCTATATTGTTCTCTTAATCTTAAACATTCTGGACCGTTTTTAATTACATTATCATAATTTTTTTCATTTACACCAAAATCTCTATATCCTAAATTTCCACATACTTCTTTATATTTAATATATTTTTTTTTAGCTAAATCATTCGAATGAATACATCCATGCGTTTTGTTAGGACCTGGTTCGTGTTTCGCACATTCTGGTTTATAAAAACCTGTACCTTCTTTTGTTACAATAGCCTTAGTTTTTGGATCTATATCATCATGTACATGTTCATCCAAAAGATCAGCACAATGTCTTCCAATCCAACCCTTAACAAATGTAGCTGGGGGATAACCTCTAACTCTTATTCCATTATGATTCATACATTGTTGGACAGTTGGAGGAGGATATTTCTGGCGATGTTCAGGACTATTTTCAGGCCTACTTTCTAATACTCTAATGTCTGCTTCGCTAACACTTGATGGTACCTCATCACTTACTGGTGCGGCTGCTGATGCTGCTGCTGCTGACAGGTCTGCTGCTGGGACTAGTGATTCTGGTGCTGCTGCTGCTACTGCTTTTGAATCCGGTGCTGTTGAATCTGTTGCTGATGCTGACGCTGGTGCTTTACTTGAGGTTTGTGATTTTTTTTTAGGCGGCATTTTTTATATATATTATTATATAAATATTTAAAATTTATTTATATAATAATTTTTTATAATCATTATATTGTTTTTACATCTCCAGTAGGTTTTATAGATATTTTATTACTAATTTATTACCAATTTATTACTAATTTATTACCAATTTATTACTAATTTATTAACATTTTATTAACATTTTATCATTTACTGATTGTTCAAATACTAAAATATGTAGTTTTATGACTAAATTACATAAAACGTTGTAAGGGTAAACCAAATAAAATATAATTTATATAATTATATAATGAAATCAAAAAAAAATCAAAAAAAATCAAAAAGTTATAATCGTAAAATTAGCAAAGTGAAATCAATTAGAGGAGGAAACCCAATTCATAACGGAATTTTTGTTGGACCAAGTGTAGATTTAACTGGTGCTGATTTAAGTGGGGCTAATTTAACCAACTCTGATATAAATCATGCTAATTTTACAAATGCTAATTTAAGTAATGCTAATTTAAGTAATGCTGATTTAAGTGATGCTATTTTTACTGGTACTAATTTAACCGGGGCAATATTAACCGGATCTAATTTAAGTAATGTTGATTTAAGTAGTGCTAACCTTTCAGGCATAACTACAGGTAATTTAAAAGGAAATCCAATATTATCTCATGAATATCGTTTACAACAAGGATATATTTGTGGTCCCAATGTAAGCTTAGTTAACGCTAATTTTGATGATGCTTTATTAAGTCGTATGGATTTTACTGGAACGGATTTTACGGGTGCTAGATTATATATGAGTGATTTAAACTGGTGTAATTTAAATAACGCTATATTTATTAATACTCATTTTGAATCAGTTGATTTCATATATAGTGATTTTACCGGAGCAGATCTAACAGGAGCTATCATGGAGTTTATTAGTTTTAACCATACTATATCTGAAAATGTTAAGGGCAATCCTCCAATGCCCCTTGGATATGATGTTCGTAAAGGGTTTATTTTAGGACGAGGTGTTGATTTAAGTAATAAAAATTTACATAATGCCGATTTAACTAATTTAATATTTATAAAAACAAATTTTACAAATAGTGATTTATCTGGAGCCAATTTTGTTGGAAGTACGTTTTACACTGGTAATATTTTCTATGATCCACCAGCACAAATTAACAGTGCTAATTTAAGTGGAGCGAATTTTTCAAATGTTAATTTAACTGGATACTTTTTAAGTGGAACTAATCTAAATGGAGCAATCTTAATAGGCACAATATTAACAAATGCTATTTTAAATCAAGCCGATTTAAGAGGCGCTAATTTAACTGGCGCTGATTTAACTGGTGCTAATTTAACAGGAGCTGATTTAACCGGTGCTATTTTAACCGGTGCTATTTTAACCGGTACTATTTTATCAGGTGCTATTTTAAGCGGTGCTAATTTAACAGGTGCTAATTTATTAGGTGCTAATTTAATTGGTGTTAATTTTAGTGGTGCTGATTGCAGTAATCTTATATTGATGAATTTTAATTTAACTGGCACTAATTTTTCTGGTTCTATTTTAGTAGGTGTTAATTTTAAGGGATCATATTTAAATGGTATTGATTTTACTGGTGCTGATTGTAGGAATGCAGTATTTATGGGTTCAACAATAACATATGTTAATTTTAGTGGAGCTATTTTAATAAACACTAATTTAAATGGTTGTAATTTAGAAGGAGTTAATTTATCAGGTGCTAATTTAACAAATGCTCAACTTAAGAAATGTTCACTTAGATATTTTCAATTTAATGGAGTTAATTTATCGGGTGCTGATTTGTCCGGTGCTGATTTAACTAAAGTAGATTTTACAAATGCGAATTTAAGTGGAGCTAAATTAATATTGACGAATATTGATAAAGCTATGTTTTATAATACTAATTTAACTAACGCTAAATTAAACGGCATTTATCAGATAACACCACACGTAATATCTTTTATACATGCTAATTTATCAGGTGCTGATCTGACTGGAGCACGTTTAGTTCAATATAGTTTAAACAATTCCAATATTACTAATGCTATAGGACTTGATACTATTACATATTTTTAATTTATTTATTAAACAAATAGTAGGTATCTATCCTTCTATAAAATAGTACGATTTATGATTACAATATTATATTATATAAAACTATAGATTTAAAAACACTAAAATTTTATAAATCTATAATTTTTTCGACCTGTTTTGGTTTCGTTTTCTTGACAATAAGCCTTTTTTAAATAATTTTTGATTTTTTCTACTCTTTTTAAATTTCCTATTATATATACCTCCTTTATGTATAGTTTTAATTATTTTATTTATACGACGTACTTGCTCAGTTTGTCCTCCTGTATTAGAACTCCAATTAGTAGTTCCAAGCCAAGGTAAAACCTCATCACGCACAATTTTTGGATCAAGTAAATTTATACCTTTTGCTTTTGCCAGATTAACTACATTTAAATATATATCTGTGTCATCATATGGAATTCCGTGTTGTGCTAATTGCTCTCTTAGTTGGAGATTTATAAATGTATTGAATTCACGTAATAATCTTAATTTTTCCTCCATAGGTATATATTTTTCTATTAGCGTTTTATCAGCTTGTTCTGCTAATGGTTTTTGTAAATCTGATGGTAATTTTCTTTCATCGCACACTATACCCGCTTTTAATTTATTTACAAATTTACCTAAAATTGTAAACGCATAGTAATACCAGTGTCCATCAGTTCTATATATAGGCACATATTGGTCTTCCTCCTCTTCTTCTTCCATTATATATATATATATATATATATAATATATCTAAAAACTGCCACAATATTTTATTTTAATTTTCATGTAATCAAATATTTCATTATATATTTGACTTTATATAAAATAAGTATCACATTGTAAGGGTTAAACAAAAAAGATAAAATGAAATTCTATATAATTATCTAAATTTCTTTATATGATATTATATATGGATCTATGAATAATAAATCCGATAATAAAAATTATAACTTTACTTCAGCTATATACATATATATAGTTGGTATATTATTTTCAATTATTTATTTTTATTATATATATAGTATTAATACAGAACAGAAATTTATATTTATTATTCTAATTATAGTTATAATTATATTAATTTTGAATGGTTATTTTTCTTATCAAGATACATTAAAATCATTTGATGCAGAAATATCACAATATTCATATATAGAAGAAAATGCTAGAGTAATATTAACTTCTGCGCTGGCTGTAGCTATATTTTTAAAACATACTGGTATAAATGATAATGAACTGACAAAATTACAAAAAAAAAGTATTTTTATTCCAGTTGTTATATCATTTTTGTTTTCATGTATTATACTGACTATAATTTGGATGCCCAAACATGACAGTTTATACATTCGTGCGTTACGAGATTGTAAAACCATTTTTTTAACATTATCAATATCATCAATGATTATTTCTATGATAAATACATTATATTATTATATTTAATAGTAATACATATGTTTGCATTAAAATAAATAGATACCCCCATTAATATTTCTGTTTAGTATATTTGGATTATAAACATCCTGTTGTAGTATAATGATAACACCCAGCACGATATCTTATTAAAAGATGTAGTAAATCATTGTTGTTTATATTATAATATGATAAATCATGTGTATTTAATAAATGAATGCCATTAAAAATCAAACGTTGTCGATCTGGTTCGATGCCTATAGTTTTTTCTAATTGTTGTTTAAGAAAATAAATACTTGTGGTTTGATTAATTTTATCTACTTTAATTATCTCACCAGTAAAAAGTTTAATATTCATATTACTGTTTTTTATCTATTATATTTAATTCTATTTTTAAAATAAATATAGTATTTGTATAAAGATATTCCAAAAAGATTATGATAAAAACACATGAATAATAAATGGTGATATACAATGTAGTTTATGTAAAATAGCTAGAATAAATAGATTATAGCAAAAAAAAGTCTTAATTAGGATTATACTATTTGAGAACTACTATGATTAGTATATTGAAACTTATAATAACTATAATATATTTTAGGTGATTTTCATGTTTCTATATTTAGGATAAATAAATGATTGTTAAAAAATAATATGCCAATAATTTGTGAAATAATATATTGATATAATATATAAACATTATTATGGAAAATAATAAACGTAATTCAAGAAAAATATATAAAACAAAAAATCAGAAAAAATCTAAAAGAGCTACATATTTGATGTCAGGTGGTGCTTTCACTATTAATATTAGGGAATTAACTGGAAGAACTTTAAGAATACCCGATATCAGAGCTGATACAACTATAAGAGAGATTAAACAAATGATACAAAATCAAGTAGGAATACCTTTTTCCGACCAAAGAATTATTTTTAGTGGCCACCAGTTAGATGATACTAATTGGATAAATTATCCAGTAGCATGTTATGGTATTGTTAAAGATTCTACTTTAGATCTAGTTCTTAGACTTGGAGGAAATAATATAGTACATAATCACTATGAAACAATTCGGGACATAATGGGTAGAGATTTTCCGGATAGAACTGATAAGGAATTAATAATAGATGAATCTATAAAAAATGGTCGTGATATTTTTACATTAGGATTTGATTTTAATGAGGTTTTAGTAAAACTAATTGAGACAGATAATGATGAAGATAGAGCAATTCAATTATTAACACACGAAAACGCAGCAGTGAATGTATTGGAAAGTGAATTTTGGACGAAGCGCAAGTTATGGATAAAAATACACTACCCATTAAATGAAATAAGAACATTATTATCATCGATAAAAAGACGACAAGAACAGTCAAGAGCAGCAGCTAGTTGGTGGTGGCGAGGCTCTGCTGCCACAGAACAAGCATCAGAATTAACTGAAGTTGAAATGAGGACGGGATTTGATTTTGAACTTAAAATGAGAGAAAAGAAATCTAAACCATTAGTTATCCCCCCATTCATTTATAAAGATGTACCGGTTGTGTTTGATCGAAACTACGTTGAACGATACATTGAATTAATCAGTTTGGCTAGAAGGGGCCCACAACCAGTAGCACCAGCCCCCCCCCCAGCAATAAATGACCCAGAGTGCCAGATATGCCAAGATGCCGCCGCGATCTATGCTTTAATACCATGCGGACATCGCGTTTTTTGCGAAGATTGCCTAGCCAATGGAATGCAGCTAAATACCTGCCCAACTTGTCGCACACCAATACAAGGCAACTTACGCATTTACTGATATGGAAAAAACCCTTATATTAACCTTACATTGTTACACCTTTACATATTTAAAACGTTGACTTTTAAATATGTAAATTATAAATAATTTTTTAATGTTTTTTCTATTAGAATGTTTCTTACTGTATTTTCTTGTTCTATTATAAATTACTTTAATTATATTATAATATTTTTCTTTTCAGTCGGTATAATTACTATTATAAATATTTTATTTGAAACAATAAAAAAATATAATTAATTTAATATAATGAAATCAAAAAAACAAAAAAATAATTTACGTAAATCTAAAATTAGATATAATCAACGGTATTTACAAAGTGGTGGAACATTGATTTATATAATATATATGGGTCAACTGATTGAAATTGATACTAATCGTATTAATGGTTTAATACATGATTCTAGAATTACTATAGCAGATTTAAAAGATAATATTTATCGATGGGGGTTATTACCTATTTCACTTGAACAACGATTTTTAATGGTAATAAGTGAAGATAGTATAGGAGAATGTTATGATTGGGTAACGTTAAATGATATTATTGAACATCTAGGACCAAACCAAAGATTACAGTTCACATTAACTATAAATCCTTTAGCAATTAATACAATTGATCAAATGTTTAATGTTGATAGATTTCATTTTACCGCTTTGTATAGTGTTAATAATGGAGAACGAAATATAATACTAAAAGCAATTATTTATGAATTATTTAATTATTATAGTCGATATATATCGGATCTAAGAAAAGCAATAGATGGTATAGTTACACCCCCCGAAGTATCTACACGGATACCCAGACGAGGAGAATTTAAAATATATATACAAACTTTAACTAATAATTTTGAACTCATGGTACTTTCAACAGACACAGTATATGATATCAAATTAATGATTGAAAAAATAACAGAAATTAGACCCCATAAGGCACGTCTCTTGTTACCAGATTGTACATTATCAGATGGAAGACCTGTTGCTTGCCAGTTAGAAGATGGCAGAGACCTAGCTTCCTATAATATTAGAGAAAATAGAATACTTAGATTATTATTACACGGGTCCCCAAGCAAATGTGGTTGCGAAAAATATACATGCCAAAGTTGTATCATGTCACAAATGACAATTGGTTGTAAAATAGATAGAATTCTTCATCCTGAAACGGAGGTAAATCAACATGTAATATTCAGAGTATCACAACAAATACGTGAAACCCAAAATGAAATTATACATCTAACCCGCGTTTTAGACGTTTTAAGAGGACAAATCCCTCCAACAGCATCTGGATCAAGTCAACTGAACCCACAGCTGCAACAACAATCCCATGTAGGACC